CCCCATACATGTGCTCTGGTGACGATTCTCTGATTGTGGGCTTCGCAAAGACCAACGCTGACTGGATTACTAATCATAAGCTGTTCAAGATTGTCGCGAAGACAGAATTCATCAACCAACCGATCTTCTGCGGTTTCATTTGCACCCAATTTGGCATAATCCGAGAACCCATCCACTTCGCCATGAAGCTGGCACTCGCGAAGGTCAATGACACCCTTGACAACTGCATCCTCAACTATGCGCTCGAGTACTCATACGGTCACAAACTCGGAGGTATTGTAGATGACATCCTGAACCCAGATCAGCGCGAAGCTCATGCCTCAATGGGCCAATTCTTGTACTCCACTTCACCTGGCCGAGTCCGTGCAATGATGTCAACTGCCTGGCTCACACCGAAGATGGTCTTCAAGTATGGCGCCACCAAAATGAGCGAACTGAAAGGAAAGACCCTAGATCTCGCCTACGCGGAGCTCAACAATTCCCTTTTGACATCAGGCTGTTAGTTGTGGTCCAACACTGCAACACAGCTCACAATGAAGTGCTCCGTCTGCGGTAAATCATTCTCAAGTATCCAAGCTCTCAACAACCACCTCAACAGCACCGGTCATCGACGAGGTGGAGGCCAACCAGCAAACACGAATAAACGCAACCCTCCCCCCAGGACGAAACGAACCAAACCCGGAACCAGCTCACCCACAAGGATCATACCACCAACCATGCACGAGGAAGTGGTCACATACACACTGCCTAGAACAGTCACTACTTCCACTGCCAGAGCCCTACACTTAACAGGCCCGAAACCCGCGGACAACTACGACGACACCAACATCCCGGAAGGGAATGTGATTCACAGAGTCGAAGTAGAAGTCATAGTGCCCATCACTGTTCCGGATGACAGCCGAGTGAAATGGATCGCGACACCCACCGCCGCACCCATCACCGACGTGGACGGCAAGCAAGCTGACATGCTGAATGCCAAGCTACTTCTGCATGGAAACAAGACGGACAATAGGCGAGAGGTGCTCGTGACGGGTCCTTTTACCAGGGACGCCGTCACCCCCCGTCTAATAAGCTTCGCCACGCAAGTAGCCGGCACTCCACCAACCACTGGTGGTTGGATCACAGTTCGCTACGTGATCACCCACTCAGGAACTGCTTCAGGAGGCAGTGCATTCCCAACCATCTAGTCGCATGAGACTGGT